AATAATTCAGCTGTTCTTGAGAATATTGAAGCATATACAACTTTGATAGCAATCTTAGGAGGGCCAGCCCTTCTTATTATCAAAGATGCATTAGATGTTTGGAAACAAGAACAAGCAGAGAAAACAGCTTTCTATAAAGTCAAAGCACAGTCTGTTATAGATTATAACGATACTGTATTAAAACAAGCCCAAGATATTGAAAGCAAAGCACAAGAACAAGAACATAAGATGGAGAGTAAAAAATGAATGACTTTGAAATAAAAGATTTGTACGAACAGGTACAACAAATGAAAGCTAAATTGGATTTAGCTATAGAATCAACAAAACAAAACTGTGGTTGCGAGTGTAAGTGCAGTACAAAGGAGGAATAATATGTCAACAGAAAAAAGAGATAACAACCTTTTGAAAGGTGAACATTTTCATACCAACAACGCAGATATGAAGTTGGACTTTGCAAAACCTTCCCGAGCTGAAATAGATGAGATGAACTATAAAAAACCTATCACATCTTATAAAAGCTTACCAGATAAACCATTTCAATTGAACGAAGATTCAGGTAATGGATTATTCAAGGAAGGGTTTTCAGAAATTGAAAATATAGAATGGATGGGTAGGGTTAAAGACCTACCAAACAACAGCGCAAGTATAAAAGATAGAGAAGAATAAACATGGCTAGCGTAAACAAGAAAGAAAATATAGATAAAACTCTAACTATGCGTAAAAGTGGGTCAGGAGAAAAAGTCTTCAGTCATGTAGGTGGTAAGACCCATGCACTAGAACACAAAGCCATTTCTAAGGAAGAGGCACTCAAACAAATTAGAGATGTTACAGAAGTAGAAATTGCTGACAGAAAGCATCATGGACATCACATTGGTAAGAGACAACAATCTAAAACTCAATACAGGAAGTAATTATGGCTCCACGTAAGAAAACAGTCGCAGCTAAAAAGAAACAAGCTGCTGCTCGTAAAAAAGCAGGTGGGTCGAATGCAGGGAAGTATAAAGGAGTAAAGGCATTTGCTGGACCTTCTGGAGGCGCGCCAGCTGGTACGTTCCCCATCAACACACTTGCTCGTGCAAAGTCGGCTATTAAGTTATCAGGTAATGCTCCAAGACCAGCAGGTATTAGAGCGGCGGTATACAGGAAATATCCTCAACTGAAACCAAAAGCCAAAGGAAGAAAGAAGTAAACGGTAAGCTTTATATACTACGGCCTTCTAAATATAATAGGCTCTCACAGTAGGGCCAAAGCTTCACAGGATACTTATTCGCAAGCGTCTTTGAGGGAGCCCAATATGGAGATATCAACATATGAATAATACAAACAATGAAACAGCAACCAATGAAACAGCTGACGATGGAAATATCACAGCTCTTCTTGAGACTGTAGAAGAATCTGGAATATTAGACCAAATAATGGACGAACCAATTTTAGCAGGATTAACTACTATGGTATTAATTTTAGCTAGCGCAGTAGCTTATCAAGTACCCGCAGTTAAAGAATTAGTATTCAAGTACTTAAAAAATAACGAAGCTGAATTGATGAAGATGTTAGATGGAAATCTAAGCAAAGCCCAGATGAAAGCTTTTGAAAAGCTAGACGAACAAGCACAAAAGCACGTCAAAGACTCTTTAGTACGTAATGTATTAATTACAGCTTGGGACGAAAAGGATGACGAGCTCGCTAGTCTTGTAAAATCTAAAGTCAAAGCCGCCCTCGATGAAGGGAAAGGACTTTGAACGTAGAGAAATACGAGCACAGATTAAGGCAGAGGGTAGGAGAAGCTGAATATGAACGTCATAAAGAGCTTGTCCGCCTTCTGGCGCGCAATCTTGCTCTTGAAGACATACTTTGGGAAGAAATTCTTGTATGTATTCGGGATGTTAACGCTCGAACAGAGCTCTTGCGCCAAAGAAATACAATCGTTAAAGACATACATACAGAGTTCCGAGCGCTGAATATAGAAGTACCTACTACTGTAGAAAAGAATACCGAAGCCTTTGCTTCATTCTTAGGAGAATTATCCGATGATAAAGGAACAAAAGAATCTAAAAAGCCTGATGACAGGTAAAGGTGGATTAGATTCAAAAAGTTTAGAGAAAATATTCAAACAATGTAGACGAGATAAGGGAAAAATGCGCAAATTGCTTAAAGCTTTTTGTACAACATATCTTATCGATGGTAAACAACGACCATTACTACTCAGACCATTACAAGAAGATATAGTTTTAGAATGTTTAATGGAAAGAGATGACGATAAGCAAACTAAACTAGCCATCTTAGCTCCACGAGGCAGTGGTAAATCATTCGCTTTGTCTGTAGCGGTGACTATATATATGTTTTTTAATAGATTTAGAGATTTAGTATTTATATTGGCTCCTACTGAGGACCAAGCTGCTTTAATCTTTAACTACGTCTATCGACACTTTGCAGACAACACTTTTTTAAATGGCTTAGTTAAGAACTATCGTTTTCATAACAAGCCCAATATAACACTTAAGGGGGGCACTATAATGCGTAGAGCTCCATTAGCGCCTAGTAACCAAGGACAAGCTATCCGTGGACAACACCCTACGTTCCTCGTAGTGGACGAATCTCCACTAATTGATGATAAACTGTTCATTGACAATGTAGAGCCTGCTATCGTCGCTAATAAGGCACCTTTTATTAATCTAGGCACACCTAAGTCAAAAGATAATCATATGTATAAGTATCTTTATGACGATGGCTATGCTGCTACATTTAAAAGATTACACTATACATGGAGAGACGCCGTAAAGAAAGGGGATGCTTACTCAGCTCCCTATACTGATGAAGAAATGTTAGATAAAATGATGGAGTGGGGTGAAGATTCTATCTACTGGAGGACAGAATATGAATGTGAGTTTGTAGAGTCTGTAGCGAATGTGTTTAATCCAGAAAAAATAAAGGCGTGTTACGATGATTACATACTTAATAGACTGGATGGGGATGGAGACAAGAGAGGAGGCAATATTACTGTTGGTGTTGACATTGGCAAATCTGTTAACTCTACTGTCATTAGTGCATGGTCCCTTGAAAAGTCTGACGAAGAAAATATTGCTAGACTTATATACATTGAAGAAATCAATGCCCGAACTGGTGGACACGATATTCCATACCAACGTAGACGTATCATGGACGTTACCAATAAGCTCAATGCTAATCGGCTCATTGTTGATTGCACTGGTATGGGTGGTGCGGTTGAACATGACTTACGGTTGGCGTGTTTAGAATCTGACGTTCATTTTGTTGCGTTTATTTTTACAGGAGGTCCAAAGGGTACAAAAACCCAGATGTATAGAGATTTTACTTCCTACATACAACAAGGACGAGTAAAAGTACCTAATCCAGAGGGGTTAGAGCATTCAGAAGCTAAACTAATTAATAAATGGACAAAAGAACATATTGATTTAGAATATACTATGGATATAGCTAATAAGACAGAGAAGATATCTGCACCTTCAGGTAAACACGATGATTACTGTGATAGTACGGCAATGGCTTTACATGCTACCTTAAGTATGTTACCAATGTCAGGTAACTTCAGTCAATCAATAGTATCACGTCCAATAAATAAGAATTATTCCGCAGGGGTAGGAAATCGTGGAACCCATTCAGGTGTTTCACTTTTTACAACTTCTCAACGAAAACATACACTAAACAAACGCGGGCTAAGGGGAATCTAACACAATCTTTATATACTCATTAAAGTTAATTATAAATAGCCATGTCGTTTATAGATAGAGTTAGACGTACGTTTGCTTCCGTTGGAAGTAACCCTACGTACAAAGAAGACGACCCGAGAAGTTATGGAGCGGGAGTTATACAACGCCTGAAGATTGATAAAGGGTTCGCTGTCGGTGGACAAAAGGATTTTGAACCACATATAGGCAAAAACAGAACATATATGAATGTATATTTATCTGACCCTATAGTTCGTAGTTTAATTGATTTACCATGTTTATACGCTGTTAAAGACAATTTTGACATCGTAACAGCCGACGAAGATGTAAGAGAAGAAGTAGAAGAAATGTTCCGAGATATTAATATAGAACATATATTATATGGTTGGTTAAGAAATGCTCGTATTTTTGGTACGGGGTATTTAGAATGGACTGGAGACAACTTAGTTTTAAGGTCTAGTCAAAACATGTACGTAAAAAGGAACGAGCATGGCCAAATAGAATACTACTACCAAAAGATAGGAGATGATAAAGAAAACATAAGATTTGAAGAAGATGAGATTATTGAGTTAAAGAATAATCAATTTGATGATTTTGCTTATGGATTATCTGATATCCACCCTATTTTATATTTAGTAGATTTAAAAGATTATGCAGAACGAGATATAGGTGCAGCATTAAACAAATACGCTAATTCAAGGTATGATGTTTCAGCTGGTTTACCTGACATGCCTTATGGTCCAGATAAGATTAACGAAATAGTAGAAGCTTTTAATAATTTAGCTCCCGGTGAAGATATCATTCACGGAAACGATATAACTATTAAAGAACTACAAGGAACTCAGCGTGCATTTGAATATGGTAAATATACAGACGATATCATGGATAAAATACATGTGGCTCTGAAAACTCCTAAAACAATGTGGACAGACCCAGATAAAGCACGACCTATTTTTGAACCTTATGTAAGATATCTACAAACGATGGTAGAGGGTGCACTTAACGCCCAGCTTATGCCTCAATTAGAAAAAGGAGAAGCTAAATTTAAGTTTAGGCAAATTAATGTTGAAGATGCATTTGTTAAAGCTAAGACTGATATGATATACTTATCAGAAGGAGTTTTATCACCCGGCGAAGTTAGAGAGGAAAGAGGACTTGACCCTGAAGGAGTAGCAGAATTAGATATGGAAACTTCTGAAGATATTAAGGCTTCCCCTATAAGACAGGAGCAGGGAGACAAGAATGCAAATATTTCTGGAGGAAAGAATCAAGATAAGAAAGAAGAATCATCCAGAGTACAAAACAGGGGTAATAAACCCTCCGCAAACGCAACAGGAGATAGAGCATGACATTCGATAAATGTATGATAGCTACCAAAGCTACTCTAAAGAAAAGGGGTTTTGATAACTCCGAAGAGATTGCAGCTGGCATGTGTAGCATGTGGGCTCAAGAGAATGGCGTTGAAAGGGAATTTGCAGATATCAAATCCGAACCAGTTCGCAGGTCATTTGCTCTCTCAGTTAATGAGAGTGAAGAAGTGACATTTACAAGCGAAGAGGGAATAGACTCTGTTTCATTCCCAGTCATCGCTATAACATCGGGACTTCACGAATATGAAGTCGACGGTGATATGAATAAAGTTTATATTGAAAGAGGGATGTTAAAAGATAATTTAACTTCTTTTACAGACCTCCCGATATATGTAGACCATCAAAGAACAGCCGAGGACCTAATCGGCATGGCTGCTAATCCGGAGCTAATCGAGATGGAAAATGGAAAGACCGCAGTAAAGATGTTGGCAACAGTATCTAACAAATATGGCCGCGGTGAAGAAGTAATGGAAAAAGTTAAGGAGGGAGACATGACACATGTTAGTATCGATTGGTTTTCAAACGATATTGATGTCATGGGTGACACTTATGCCACCAATATTCGTCCTACAGAGGTAAGTTTCATTGACAATGAAAAGATGGACCCAGTATGTAAGGAATGTACAATAGAAACGAAATGTGATTCACACGAACCTGATGACGACCACGACTGTGGTTGTGGTGGCCATGAAGGAGCATGTGAATGCGATAATACAGAGGAACAAACTATGTCAGAAGATAAAGTAGAAACTAATGTAAAATCCGACGCAGAAAGCATTGTCGAACGCGAGTTCGCTTCGCTACGAACTCAACTTGAGGAAGCAACTGCATCTAAGAAGGATATCGAATCTCAGTACGAAGCTGCTATGAAAGAAATAGAAGCATTCAAATTAGCTGAAGAAGAGAGAACCGCACAGGAAGCAGAAGCCCGCAAGTTAGAAGCAGTAGAAGCAATTATATCCAGAGAAATCTTATTCGGTACAGTCGAAGAAGAAAAGAAGGATGCACGTGTAGAAGAACTTTCAGCTTGGGATGAGTCCAGATTGACTGGATTTAACGACGCTCTAGCAGCAATGCCAGAGCCAAATATGGATGTCGAAAGAACTTTCGGAAAAGGTAAAGTAGCTTCAGAAGATACAGAACCAGCTGTCGAGAGAGAATTCGGTATGACAAAAGACAACAGTGGTAGCATTAGATTAAATGCAGACTACTATAAAAGAGGTAAATAAATATGGCAACAGAAATATTAGTAAATGATGGTGGAGCACCCGCAAGGATACTCCCTTTCACAGCAGGAACCGTCGTTTCAGGCGGACATATAGTTGCAATGGAAAATGATGGTGAGGTAGACCCCGCAACAGGGACAGCCGCGCTAAACACTCTAGGTTTTGCATTAACAAATGCAGCATCTGGAGCCATCGCTTCTATCGTAACAGGAAAAGGTGTTATAGTAAACGCTTTAGCAACAGGAACTGTCGCATCAGGCGCCAGTTTAGAAGTAGACGCAACAGACGGAATTTTAGTAGCAGGTGCAACTGCTGGTGAAGTAGTCGCAGTTGCGTTGGAAGACCACAGCGGAGCAGTAACCTATATAAAGGTTCTGACCAAATAAGGAGTAAATAGATATGACAGATTACCCAACCCCAACGTCCGGTTTATTAACCAGTATGAATACTGGGTCGATTGACGGAGGATTAGGAGAGAGAGTACTTATTGATTACAAAGAAGCTATCATGGACTACAAAGTCACTGAACTTCCTGTAATGTCTTTCTTTGCTGAACCAATGACAACCGATACCGGCGGTAATATTGATATTACCCTAGCACGCCCAAGCATGAAGCTTGAGCAAATAAATGAAGGAACAACTCCTGAATACCAACACACTAAGCTACGCTCAGAGCGTGTCTCAGTGAAAGAATGGGGTATTGCAGTAGGTGTTACCCGAAGAATGATTGAAGATTCACGTTTCAACGAAGTTGAGATGGCTTTGAATGAAGCTCGCAGAGCTGTAGACCGTCACATAACAGACAGTGTTGTCCAAGTTGTGTTCGGAAGCAAAACTGCTGACGCAACATTAGGAACCATCGCAATTGATGAAAATACAACTGAAGCAGCAATCACAACTTTTGCAACCAATCCATACTCCGGATTTTTCGGTAGTGGTATGGCAGCAGGAGATATCGACAGCGGAAGTTCACGTTTGAACTCCTACGGAAACGAATCTGCAACCAGATTAATCCGTAATTCATACGTAAGAGCCGCAGGTGACACAGCAGGAGACTTAGCTCTCTCTGATATCACACAAGGTATCGACCGCATATCAACACATGGATACAATGCAAGCCACCTTTTCATCTCCCCAGCTCACTACAAGTCTTTATTAGACTTAGGTGACTTCGTTACTGCTTTTACAGCAGCACAAGGAGAAGCTGGTGGTGCAGCTAACCCTACCCAAGCAGCTATGATGCCGGGAAGTCCAGTCGCTAAGACTGCTTCATCTGGTGTTGTTGGTTCCTTGTACGGATTAGATGTAATTGTCAACGCGTATGTCCCTTCAGACAGATTTGGTATTTTTGACCTTTCCGTTAAACCTATGGTTTACGTAGAAAGAAGACCTTTGACTGTAGAACAAGCAAACCCCGGTTTCGGAATCGTCGGTTCGTATATGTCTATGAGATACGGTTTAAAAATCATCAGACCTGAAGTTGGATGTATGTTCATTAACGGAGCTTAGTTCTGTTATTGAGCCTTTGAGTGTAGGTTAAAAATACTCAACCTTTGGGGGCAGGTTAAAGTCCCCACAGTGTTTAATCAGTTCGATGGAGAATACTACAATTCGGAGATAAAATATGGTAGAAACAAATAAGATTCTCTGCTGTTGCGGTAACGAAGTTACTTCCGCAGAAGAGAACGAAAAAAGACATACTTGTGTATGTAGTGAGGATTAATTATGGCTTATCAATATGGAGCTATAGCAGCATTTGGACCCTCTAATAGTTTTATGAATAAAGCTATTACAGGAAGTGCTGAAGACAATATTCGTGGTTCTTTAATTGTGGGTTCGGGAAATACTCTTCACTCACAATATGGCGCCGCTTTTGGTGCCGATAATACAGTAAGTGGTAGTAAGTATTCGTATGCACTAGGTAAAGATAATGAAACACAAAATAACTTTACGTTCGCTGTCGGCGATAGTAATGTAGTTAGTGGTTCGAATGGGGCGATAGCTATGGGTAGTGGTAATACTTCTGCTTACACAGCTACTGTTGCATTAGGTGAATCTAATGTTGTAGGAGACGATGTTGCTTTTCCACCAGTTGGACGAGCAGCTATGGCAATAGGAAGAGGTAATAGTGTAAAAGGAGACTACTCTGCTGGTTTTGGATATAATCATACTATATCTGGTGCATCGGTAGGAACAACGGCTTTAGGTGTTCTTCACGTTGCTGACGAAACTTCCTACGCTTCTACTCTTATGGGGTATGCAGGAAAATCAAGTCGTTTTGCAGAAGTAGTACACTCTGCGGCAGCATTTTCAACAACTGGTGATGCTCAAGCATGTCATCTGATTTCAAAGAATCAAACAACAGATAACAGTGCAACCGAACTTTTCACCAATGGTTCATCAACTAGAATAACTATACCTACCGATACCAACGCTACTTTTAGTATATTAATTATAGGACGACAAACTAATAGTGCAGGAGAAGGAGGAAGTTATAAAGTTGAAGGTGGTATTAAGAACGAAGGCGGCACAACAGCTTTAATTGGAGCAGGAGTAACTAAAACAGCTCTAGCTGAAGATGTAGCTGGGTGGGATGTTACTGTAACGGCAGATAACACTAATAATTCTCTCAAGATAGAAGTAACTGGTGCTGTAGGTGACAACGTTAATTGGGTTGCATATACTACACTAGTGCAAACAACAGGTTAAGGAGATAAAATATGGCAGGATATAAATTCGGTAATAAAGCAAATTTCGGAGAGAATACTACACTTTCTGGAAACTTCCAGTATGTATTTGGAAGTGGTAATACAAACGTAGCCGACTATACAGTAGTTGGAGGATTAAGTAATGGTAACGCAACAACATCAGAACATAGTTTTGTATGGGGTTCAGGAAATCTAGTTAGTGGTTCTAACACTGCTTGTTTCGGTCGTGGAAATATTTTAGACGGTTCAGCAGGTGATTTCAATCTCTTAGTGGGAATCAACAATAGACTCATGGAGAATGCTGACTATCATGTAATAGGTGGATATGGCAACAGTGGTGGTTGTAATGGTGGTCTCACATACGGTGCACAAAATTTAAATGATGTTGATAAAAATGGTATGGGTTATCAGCTAGTTGGTGGTAGTGGTAATACTGTTAGTGGTGCAAACTACGGAATGACTACAGGAAGAAGCAATATCGCACATGAAGATTTTACTCATGGACTACAGATAGGAGAGTCCGGTTCATCTCCCGGCGGTTGCATGGGTTCAATAAGTACCGCAGCAGGGGCTTTCGCAGCAAAAGGTGATGCACAATTAACAACACACATGGTATACAGAGGTCAAACAACTGATAATACATCTACGGCGATATATATAGATGAGAGTTCAGGCTGGGCATGGGACATAGCAGCAAACGATAGTATAATAGTTAAAGCAACAGTTATAGGAAGAAAAGCAGGAGACGCAGGACAAAGTGCGGCTTATGAAGTTATCGCAGCTTTCAAAAACCAAGGTGGAACTACAACTATTGGAACTACTGGTGTAACTAAGAGAGTTCTCAACGAAGACACTGGTACAACCAATTATGATGCTACATTAGCAGCAAATGATACTGACGACACTTTTGAGTTGAAAGTAACAGGAGACACTGGTCACAATGTTAACTGGATGGCCCATGTAGAGGTATTAAAGCTTAACGTAGCTTAAGGAGATTAAATATGGAAAAGAATACATATAAAAAGAATACCGTTTATGAAAGCGGGAATATGTCTAGGAGCCAAATATGGCGTTAATAGACAATTGGGGGTCGTTAGGTCGAATAATAAATATTCAGACTAGCAAATCCTATACAGACGGCAGTAGTTATACTCTTCGTGATGAAGATAAAAATATAATATATCAACCTGCGGCAAATAGTTTTTCGGATGTACAATTTGTTATGGGTATAAAAAACAGTATGACCTCATACGACTATGGTCAAGAATTTGTAGTAGGCGCAAACAATACTTTAGCTGGAGGATATTATCAAGAAACAAAAGCTAATGTTGTTTTTGGAGACTCAAACACTTTGAACGAAAAATGTCGGTATGGTACTGTGTTTGGTCACAGTAATACAGCAAGACAAATGCCAACAGGTTCAATAATTGTAGGTACAAGTAACACTGTTAGTGGTGCGTCTACCAGTTATGCAATATTTGGAACAGGAAATACAGCAACCACATCAAGTTCCGGAACACCAAACCACGTACTTATGTTTGGTAAAAGTAATACTATGGCTACAAGTGGAGCTCTAGTTGGTGGTAGTGGTAATACAGCAGGACGTGCTGCTATTAACTCTATCGTCATGGGTAACAACAACGAAGTAGGAACATCAGGTGCTGATTACAATGCTATTCTAGGTGGTCAATATAACAAGATGACTAATGATACTCCGTATTCAGTGTGTTATGGACTATACGCAAGTGGTAACATAAAAGGTAGTTTCGAGTTTGCAAGTGGTAGACATTTAGATGGTGTTGGAAGCGGTATACAAGGTAGTGTACAGTTAAGTCAATTTTTATTGGCTGCTGTAACAACAGATACTAATGGAGTTATAATGTCATCTAAAGTAGATGGTAGTACAACTAAACCGCCGATTATTTCTGAGCAATCAGTTATGTTTACAGCAGAGATAATTGGACGAGCTATGGGTGCTGCTGAGTCAGCGGCATATCTTGTTACTGGAGCAATTAAAAACGACGCTGGAACAACCGCATTAGTAGGAGTACCAACTGTAACGGTAGTAGG